AATCATGCTCTTTAATAAGTTTTGTTTTGTATACCATTCATGTTCAAAAATGGTCATAAGTTCTATATTTTGTTCAGCGCACCAAAACATTTTTTCCGCATGATATTTCTTTGGAGTGCTAGAGTTTCTTGAATGCCAGTACTCTCCGCAGTATTCAATCCCAAAGTTTTTTTCTTTCACAAAACAATCAATTTCATATTGAGTGCCGTTGTAAGTTTGTTTTATTGATTCGCAATCAACTCCTAAAGAACGTATAAACTCTTTTATTTCCAACTCGCCTTTAGATTTATTTTGTGAGTGTAAGATTATATCAATTTTATTTTGCTTAAATGCCCACTTCAAAACTTCATACGAAATATTATTGGCTCTTGCTATTTGCAATAAATCTAAGCCGTTTTTATTTTGTTGAATATATGTGTGTAGATTTGATAGTATAGATTCTCGCTCTTGTTTCCATGAGTCAAATTTTGTTGCCACAGAAATTTCATGCTCTTCAAGCAATCTTTTTATTTTTGCGCCAGAGGTTCCATACATTTTTCCTATAAAAGTTTGAGTGTAGCCTAAAGCATATAACTTTTTAATTTCATCAATTTTAGAGTCAACTTTATTGTTTCTAAGGCCCAAATATTTTTTTAGAACTATATTATTTCTTTTACACCAACCAGATATGGTTGCTATAGTTGTATTATATTTTTTCGCAGTTTTGCTTTTTCCAAATTCTTTTAGATAGCACAAGAATTCTTCTACATTTTCAGGCTCAAACTTCTCATTTTTCAAATTGCATTGAACATTATTTCTCTTACATATATTTTTTATGTTTCTGGAATCTAACTTGTATTTTTTAGATAATTCTAAAATTGTATAATTTGCTGAAGATGCATCTTGTAAGAACAGTTTTAAGTCTATAAGATTTTCTTTTTTAGTGTTTTGTTTTTCAATAAATAAACTAGACTCTTGCAACCATCTAGTAATAACTGATGGCGAAATCTTATAATGTTTCGTTAATGCGTTTACGGATAATTTTTTATTTTGCTTTAGTTCTTGATATACACACTTAAAGTCTGAAGGTATCGACGATTTAACTTTTCTCATAATATAAAACTCTACAATGCGATAAACTTTATTTGTATATATTTATAGCATACAAAAATAGCGTAAATATCTAATAAAAAATAATAAATAATCTAGAAGTTATATTCTAGGGAGACTAAAAAAATGACATTCAATGTAAATCAATTTAAAAATCAGCTCACATATGGCGGTGCTAGACCAAATCTATTTCAAGTTCAGCTTACTCTTCCTGCGACTCTTTCTGATCCAGTCAATAACGGAATTCCTGATGCAACAGGGCTTCCAGCTCCAGTTGTTGAAAGAAAAGTTGCTTTTATGGCAAAAGCAACCACACTTCCAGCAAGTACTGTAGCTTCAGTTGATGTTGGATATTTTGGTAGAAAAGTTAAAGTTGCAGGAAATAGAACTTTTGAACCATGGTCAATTACAGTAATTAATGATGAAGATTTTATTGTTAGAAAGTCTATGGAAAATTGGTTAGCATCAATTAATGGGCATGAAACAAATCTAAAGAATTCTGGCGCAACTTCTAGACCAGCAGATTATCAGTCTACAGCAATTGTTCGACAATTTAGTAAAGGTCCAGAAGAGCTTGCAATTAGAGCATATCAGTTTGTTAATATCTTCCCAACAGAAGTGGGTAGCATAGATATGGATTGGGACACAACAGATACATTAGAAACTTACACAGTCACTTTCGATTACGATTACTGGACAGTTGATGCATCTAATGATATTGGCGTTCTTTAATATAATATAGCTGATAAATATCTTTAGCAGTAAAACATTATATAAGTAATGCGCCTTCTGCAAAGAAGGCGTTTTACTATGTTGCATAAAAAATATGACCTTTAATATAAACAACTTTAAAAGCAAATTTTTGGGCGGTGCTAGAAGCGATTTGTTTGAAGTTCAAATGAATTATCCTTCTGCATTAGATGATGTTGGTGGAATTGGTCAATTAGAATTTTCTGATGGATTAAGATTTTTATGTAGAGGAGCTTCATTGCCTAATAGCTCTATAGGGGAAGTTGCAATTCCTTTTTATGGCAGAGAAGTTTATACCGCTGGGCATAGAATATTTTCTCCCATAGTTTTTAATATAATTAATGATGAAAATTTTATGCTAAGAAAAATGTTTGAAATTTGGATGGGGGCTATGGATGGTCATAAATCCATGAGTCGAAATAATGGAGTGACATATAGAGTTGCAAATTATTGCGTTGATGGATTAGTTAAACAATATTCTCAAGGTAGAGGAGATCCAGAAAAAGATTTAACACCAATTGTAAAGTATAAACTTATTAATATGTTTCCTACAGATATTTCTCCTATAGAACTTTCTTGGGATGCCGCAGGCGATGTTGAGGAATTTTCAGTATCTTTTAGATATGACTACTGGGAAACTGAAACTGATCCAGTTGGCGCATAGTTAAATAAAGATAATAAATAGTAATATCTAAGATATTATGGGAAAAACAACTATGGCAATTAATTTATTTGGCTGGAGTTTTAAAAAAACTAAAGAGCAAGAGAAGAAAGAAGACTCTAAATCTTTTGTTCTGCCAGAAAATTATGACGGTGCGGTTAATGTTGCTGGTTTAGCTGGTGCTTATGGCGCATATATAGACTTTGACGGCTCAATAAAAAATGAATTTGAATTAATAACTAGATATAGAGAACTTGCCTTACTTCCAGATGTAGATTATGCAATAGACGACATCATAAACGAAATGATTGTTCAAAATGGTCAGTCAGAATCAGTAGAAATAGATTTAGAAGATGCTGATATAAACGATTCCGTAAAAAAATTAATTGAAGCTGAATTTAATAATATAAAAACTTTTTTAGATTGGAACAACCAAGCGTATGAAATAGCAAGACGATGGTATATTGATGGTCGATTATACTATCATGTAATTTTAGATCCAGATTCTAAAAAAGGAATATTAGAATTACGATATATTGATCCTAGACAAATAAGAAAAATTAGAGAAGTTGAACAAGAAGTAGATCCAGAAACTGGCATAGAACTTCTCAATGTTACAGATGAATATTATAGTTATTCTCCTAGAGGTTTACATTATAATGCTCCAAACTCATACGGTGCTATGGGATCAATCGGGGGAATGAAAATTAAACTTGATAGTGTTTGTTATGTTCATTCAGGAATTGTTGATAAGTATTCAGCATCAATTTTATCAAATATTCACAAAGCGATAAAGCCAATAAATCAGTTAAAAATGATGGAAGATGCTCTTGTAATATACAGAATATCAAGAGCTCCTGAGCGAAGAATTTTTTATGTTGATGTTGGAAATTTACCAAAATCAAAAGCTGATGAGTATCTGCGAACTGTAATGCAAAGATACAGAAATAAACTTCAATACAATGTTGAAACTGGCGAAATGCGAGAAGGCAAAAGATTCATGTCAATGCTTGAAGACTATTGGCTTCCGCGAAGAGAAGGTTCGCAAGGAACTTCTATCGACACACTTCCTGGCGGAGAAAATTTAGGAGAGTTGCAAGATGTTGAATATTTTCAAAAGAAAGTTTATTCAGCACTTAATGTTCCACTTTCAAGAATGGATAAAAGCGAAGGATTTCAAGTTGGTAGAGCCGCTGAAATAACTAGAGATGAAGTAAAATTTGCAAAGTTCATTTATAGAATCAGATTACGATTTTCACACTTGTTTGATGATTTACTAAAAAAGCAATTAGTAAGCAAAAACATAATCAAATTAGATGAATGGGCTGGCATAAAAGAAAAAATAAAGTATCAATTCGCCACCGATAATCATTATGCAGAATTAAAAGATGCTGAAGTACTGAAAAATCGCCTTGACGTTTTGCGAGAAGTTGATTCGTATGTTGGAAAATATTTTTCAAGAGAATGGGTTAGAAGAAATGTTCTTTTACAAACTACAGATGAAAAAGAGCAAATAGATAAGGAAATTGAAGAAGAATCTAAAGACAATCCCGACGAAAATTCAGAAGCTGGCGGTCTTTTTTAGTTAGAAATATAAATATAAAGGATAGTTTATTATGTCGTATCAGGAATCAAAATTTGTAAGAAATGCAGTTGATGCTATAAAAGCAGATAACGCTAAGTCATTTAAAGAAAATATACAAAAGGCTCTATTGGAAAAAATAAAAAATAGAATTGGCGACAAAAAACAAACTATGGCAAAAGAACTTTTTAGGAGATAGATTAGCCATGAAACTTATTTGCGAAGTAAATGAAGATATAAAAATTCTAAAGGAAGGTACAAAAGGTTCTTCAAAAAAATATTTTATTGAAGGAATCTTTATGCAGTCTGAACTCAAGAATAGAAACGGTCGCATGTACCCTAGAGAAATGCTTCAAAGAGAAGTTGAAAGATATACACAAGAGTATGTTAATAGACAAAGAGCATTTGGTGAGCTTGGACATCCAGACGGTCCCACTATCAATTTAGATAGGGTTTCTCACATGATTACCGAATTAAAGTCTGATGGCAATAATGTTATTGGGAAGGCTAAAATCATGGACACTCCTATGGGGAAAATTGTAAAATCTCTCATAGATGAAGGTGCTAGATTAGGAGTTTCTTCTCGTGGAATGGGTTCTATAAAAACTGAA